CTAAAACTTCGTAATCTAAATCTCCTAATTCAGTTTGACTTACATATACAGGACTAGCACCTGCTGTTGCATCTTCATTTGCGAAATCAGAATCCCTAAGAACATCTAACATATTTGTAGTTTGTCCTAAATTTGATACAGGGGAAACACCTTCTTGACCTGTGATTTGTGCAACTTCTTCTTCAACTGGTTGTATTGTTCTAGTTTGGTCAGTTGTATTAATAGAAGCAGGAGGTAAATTATTATTTCTTCCAGTAATTTCTTTATTATCAACATCTCTTAATCTTCTATTTAATTCTTCAGTAGTGCCATAAGTTTGATTTGTATACATTGGTTTAGGCGCTCTAGTCATCTTCTCCTCTTTCCTCAAAAAACTCTACTATTGAATTAATAACTATAAATTTATAAGGCGACAAAGAAGCTAGTTTTTCGTGTTGTTTTATAGCTTCCTCTAATAATATATCTTCTCCAATATCATCTACATCCCAAAGATGTTCATTAATTATACTTGCAAACTCTTTATCAGTTTCGTTCATTATCCTCCCAATCCTCCAATTAACTGAGCAATACCAGGTGGAGGACCTTGAGGAACTTGAGGTCCTTGAGGTCCTTGTCCTTCTACAAAAGAAATCTCCTCTTCTGTCATTTGTGGTTCTTGAGGGGTAAAGAATTTATCTAAAATATTTTGTACATCACCAGGATTTTTTCTAATCTCAACAATAGCCATTGTTGCTCTTTGGTCTCCTGCTTGTGATTGTGCAAGTAAAGTATCAAACAATACCTTATCTGCTTTCTCTCTAGTTATTCGTTCATTAACTCTAACTATGTTATCTAACCCATCTAAATTTTCTTGTAAGGTTTGAGTATCTATGATACCTGCTTGAAGTAATTGCAGCCCTGTAACTATCTTCTGTGGTTCATCATAACCAGCCATAGCACCATAAACTCTTCTAGTTTTATAATTAAATCCTATATCTTTTTCTGGGTCATATTTCTCTGCATAGAACTTGTTATCCATATATCCTGATAATGGTTTTGGCTTTCCACCATACATAACACTATCCCACTCAAGTCTTTTCGCATCTGTCTGTTCAATAGCGTCTGCCATTACTGTATGGTATTCTCTAATCATCAAAGACATTGATGCACCTAGTTCCTCTAAACCTCTACCAGTAGCAAAGCTAAGTGGAGATTGAGAATCATCAGTAACAGGATAAGCACCACCAATACGAAGTTGTCTTTCAACTCTATCTATCTGTTGAAAAATCTGATAAGGAACATTTGAAGCTGGTTTTGAAACCTGTGTACCAGGAGACAAATAGTTTACAGCAAATCTACCTTTTCTATATTGTCCTGATTCAAGCTCTCCTGAAATATTTGTTTCTGTAAAGACAGCATCTTCCATAGCAATAATGCTCATAACATTTATCTTTGCCATAGCTGCCATCAATCCTATGATTTGGTCATACTGTCCTTGTAGCTGGTCAAAAGAAAATTTCTTCGCTACAACGAAAGCAGGACCACTTTGTAGTGGATTAGGAATAAAATCAAATACTGTTCCTGATGCCATATGGTATACATATGTTCCATCATCATTATAATATTCTGCAACTAAATCTCCCTGTCCATTGGAGTTAGCCCAAGAACCTGAATAAGAATCTGTATATGGAGAAGCATATCCACCACCAACATTCAATCCTTCGTGTTTAGCTTCTCTATTAATTGCATCTTTGAAATCTGGATAGACATTCTCTAGTGCATACTTTGGAACTCTACGAACTATGGATAAGTCTACTGGTTTTTGGTCTGCACCATAATAACCAGGAAAACAGTTATATGGGTCTCTTAGTTCTGCACAAGGGTAAGGAACTCCATTAGCATCTTTTTTCTCTCTAATAACCCATACAGCAAAACCATAACCTGGTAGCCACCTACCAACTTGTGGCATTTGAATATCTAATCTCTGGTTGTCATCATAAGCAGTAACAATTCTTGCAATCTTTTCTGCTTTTTGTTTTGACCTTTCTGAATCTCTGTCATTAGGTATATCTATTTTAAGATTAGGAATACGACCTATTTTTTGAGCTAAATGTTCTAATCCTGTATTCATAAGGTTTGGAACTGGAACTTGCCATTCTTGGAAACCTTTTATCTGGTCTCCCAATAAAGCTAAGATACCTGAAGGTCCACCATTCATTATTGCACGAATACGACCTCTTGTTGCATATGCTTCTTGGTTGTCGTAATGTAGTTGCGTTATTCTATCTTGTAAATCTGTTGCTTTCATATTAACTCCAAGGTGCTTCGTTTACTTCGCTTATATCCCATTCACCAAAACTTGGTGTGTACTCGTATCCTATTTCAGCCATTCTCTCTTTACCTAGTCTCCTTACAACTCTCATTGGAAACCAAGATGCCATTACAACATCTGATTTGTAACTTTTCGCCTTACTTGCCCTACTAGCAGCAGATGAAAAATAAATTAGTTGTCTACGATATATATTACTCTTAGTTTCACTTTCTGTATTGCCATATGGCAAACTTATTAGACTTTGTTCAAAAAGCTGTTTCATAGAGCCAACACCATAAATTGGGTCATATTTGTTTCTCTGTGTCTGATGACCCTCTAAGTGTATTCCATTTCTTGCTGAATAATTTTTTAACTCTACATCTTGCCTAATGGCTTTTTGAAATCCGTTCTCCTCAATAACCCAATGAGAAAGTCCGTACATCTCATACCACTTCTTTATAGACTTCCTTGCCTGTATAACTCCTCCACCTTCTTCGTTTTCTATATCAACTAGATACATCATTCCTGTTTCAGGATTAGCTGCCCATAAGAAACAAGCCTGAAATCCTGTAGATGCAGGGTCAAGCCCAGCAATCAAATGAGTTCCTGATGGGATATGTCCTATTACTCTGTTTACATCTCTACATTGGTCCACCTCTTCAGAACTAAACATTGTAATCCCTTCAACAAATGCTTTATTCAAATACACCATTTCAAAAATTGCTCTACCACCTGTTGTGTCTGCATTGTTTTTCTGAGACATTAACCACTTGTAACTTCTCTTAGATGCCCACAACATACACTTTTTATGTTTTTCAACCTCTGTCTCTGGTTTTACACATAACGAATCGTGTGCTTCTTCTACTATTGTCTCCATCTCTGGGTTTTCTAAAAGAAAGTTATATAAATCCTCTGGGTGCTGTCTTGAACCTATAACTACAATAGCTGTATGTTCCTCTTTCCTTGAAGAGAGAGTTGTTGTCCACCATTGTCTTGTCTGTTCCCTTGCACTTGGTTGAATAGTTGTTCCGTGGTCCTCAATGTCATCAGCAATAATCAAATCACAATCTCTTGAGAGAATCTTTCCACCTTTACCTACAGCAACCATAGATGGAGATTTAATTCCAGTTACATTTCTTGTTGCAACTGTAAACTGACCTGATGACCAGGACTTTCCACTTCTAACTTTTGGTTGGAATGTATTACCAGGTCCACAGAAATCTAAAATTAATTGTTCATTATTTTCTAAATGGTCTAACACAGCACCAACTGCGTTCTTTGCTATCTCCTCATTACCACCAACCCACATAACTCGTATGTTAGGGTTTTTACAAATCTGCCATACTGCAAAGTGTGTAAGTAAGTCTGTCTTTCCGTGCCTAGGAGGAGATAAAATCATTTGTTGTTTTCCGTTATCTATAGCATCTAATATAGAGTTAATCCACTTGATGTGAAAGTCTGCTGTTTCATACTTCTCTCCTGTCTCTGTTAAAAAGTATCTATCTCTAAACTTGGTAAACTCCTCTAAACTCTTAACAGCTTCTTTTGGTGTCTTCCAGTTTTCTTGTTGCTCCAAAATCATTTTATCTTCTAGGTAAGCCTGATACATTTTTGTAACAATACTTCTAGCTATGTTCATTTTGTTCGCAACCTTCTGATGTGTTAACTTTCCTTCTTCAATAGCTTGTGCATAACTACCAACAAAGTATTCATAGTGAGGTCCTCTGGAAACTGTTGAAGGAAGTTTCCTTTCAACAAACTCGGCTGGTTGCTCAAGCTCTTCTTTGTTTTTCTTTCTTAAGTAAGCAGCTCTGTTTCTACATTTGTCAGAACAGTACGGACTATGTGTTCTTCTCTGCCTTCTACAGGTCTCTCCTTTGTAAGAGTTTTTTTTACATATAGGTTTGGGCATTACCTTTTCTTTCTATTTTTTGCATAATAGGCTTTAACTTGTTTTCCTGTAAATATTCTTCCACTAGGGGATTTATATTTGTTTGGTCCAACTTTCTTAAAAGGCATTACTTCCTTCTTCTAGATTTGTTTTTCTTCATACCCTTTTTGTACGAATACTTCTTACCTGGCATTTTTTTCTCCTATACTTAATTTCTATGAGTGATTATATCAAAGGTAATAAATACCCTAATGCTAAACCCTCTAAGACTTATAGTAGTGGAAGGGTGTGTAAAAAGGAAGATTGTAAAACTGTTATTTCAAAATACAATAAATACTCTTGGTGTAATAAACATAAGATAAAAACAATTCCAAGAATCAAGGGAAGAAAAGCACCCACTGGATTACAAGAACCTTTGCCGTAGGCAAAAAAAATTTTTTATAGTGGAGGTGGTGGGATTTGCACCCACGTTATCTCTATTGGTTGCCCAGCAGAGACTCTAACTTGGACACCCCCACATTATTTGTACCCCTACCAAAGGGGTAGGTAGGGATTTATATACATAATCACAGGAAGAGTTTTTATGTACTATCTATATTAATAGAACTATGATAGTATTGTAAGTTATAACAAACAAAAATTAAGAAGTAGGTAGTTACAGGTAAAGAGGACACCGGGAGTACAAAAGGCTTACCAGGGAGACCTGACCAACTAGAAAGACAAGTAAGCTACCCAAGGACTACTTAAAATTAATTTTTCAAGCCTACACCCTTCTATGCCCGTTACTGCCCAAAAAGAATATTAAGAATTAAAATATATATTATTGAATAAAAAATGTAAAGAATGTAAGCACATTCTAAAAAAGACAGGTAAGGGTTACTACTGTGATAGCTCACCTAACGTATGCAAACAATCTCTTAAAGTAATCTTTTAGTTTTTTACTAGAGTTTGTTCTTTATATATATAGATGTCTAAGACAAAATAAAGATACCCCTGAAATTGATATTCCCATAGGTTTTATTTGGTAGTTTTTACCAATTTATAATTAGATTTAATCTAAGTGTATATAGTTAGATTATATATGTGTAGAAGTGTAGATATTATGAGTGGTTCTGTTGTGATATTAAGGAAGATTGATTAGACCCACCCCATATATTTAACCTCTTATTATACCACATAACCTACCCTATGTCAAATCATATTAACAATAATAATCTTATAATAAACTTGACAAGTAAAACCCATTTGTCTATAGTATATCTTATAGGTTCAATACGGCTAGGAAATATGCCTGAGGCTTATAAAGACTAAAAAGAATGTCAAAGTAATTTGACAAAGATTAAAAAGCTGGTAAGCTGAAATACAAGAAAGGAACAGAAAAGTTATAAAAATCCCAGAGAGACAAAAGAATATTAGAACAAATCTTGAGAAGAACTGTCAAGGTGGTTAATCAGGAACAGTCAAGAGGCTGTAGGGCATAAAAGAAATTAAAGCCCCTGAAACCTGAGAGGCTAGAAGCACCCTACGACTAGGCACCAAATCTAGCTAAACAGATAAAGTCAGACAAAGGCATAATCTTAGATAACCTGCTTGAAACGAACAGCGAAGACACTCGAGAGCCTTAACAAGCCAAGTAAAATTGAACTAATATTCGCAAAAGATACCCCCTTAAAACAGGTTAGGCACTTAAAGAAAGTAGGCAATATGTATACACAGGATATATTAGAAAATAAAATTGTAAGTTTTACAACTTATGGTAATTATTCAAGTAACAACTACGGAGTAAATGCCCTAGTTTTTACTGATGTAAATAGAATAGAATATTATTTCAGTTATAACACGCTTGTAGCGTTTAAGCACCCAACCTCTGAGCTAGTTATCAGAGATAATATCTGGGGCAACACAACAGGAAAGCACCTTAATTGGATAGATGACGACAAATCAAAGAGAGTTAATACAAATACTTTCTTTGATAAGTTACAAGAACACAAAAGCAATTTAATTTGGTACGATTTAATTTAATAATTAACGTACCAACGTTATAAAAAACAGGCTTAACCTGTTTTAAGAGGGTATCAAAAGATATTCTTGAAAGGGGAAATAGTGAAAGATACTAAAAAAGAATGGTTCAAAGGTCATAGTCCATTAGTAGAAAAATATATTGAAGCTATACAGACAGTTTTAACATTAGATTGGCAAAACTTTGGGCTATTAAGTGACGATACAATAATTGAATTAGATAATTTGATTAATGAGTATATAGGAGAAAATATCAAATTCAATTAAGTAATTAGTATAGTGTCCATTCGCAAGGGTGGACACAATACTATTTATAAAAGGTATAAATAGAAAGGGGAAAATATGAAAACTAATAAACAAAGGGAACTAATAGCAAGAACAGAAAGAGAAGTTAATTTCTTACTTAGAAATAAGATTGAAAGCTCAGAAGTGAGTTATACAGGGGAAGAATTAAACAAAATCTCTGAGGGATTAATAAAATTCTTTAGAGCCGAAGTGCAAAACTTCCTTAATGACTTCTAATCTAAAGTAAGTAGATAACATAGAGTACTTGTTTGAACAATGAGTACTCAATGCTATTTATAGCAAAAAAGAAAGGGGAAAAGATTATGAGTAATATGGGATATTGTAGGTTTCATAATACAGTACAAGATTTGTACGATGTGAAAGACCACTTACAAGATACAGACCTTGACGAAAGTGAAAGCGACAAAAGAAAAGAGTTGCTTAATTTGTGTAAGCAAATTGTGTCGGAAGAATATCCAGAATTAGTTAAGGAAGAAATTTACGATACTATTGATTACTAAGTAACTATCTAACAGCTCTTCAACTTGGAGAGCTGATAGATACTTATACGAGTATCAGAAAAGGGGTTACAGTGAAGAAGCTAACAAAGATAAGATGTCTTTTATAGGGGATATTGGCACTAACTTGCCAGACCCAGACCAAGTTAAAAGATGTCAATTCGCAGGAAGTAACAACTCAAAGGCTAAGGGTGGTTGTGGAAAGCACGTAGAAAAGATAGGGCAAAGAGTTACCTATAGAAAAACAGGTACGTTTTGGTTTATCTGGAAGCACCTTGACTACTGCAAAGACCATAGAAAACTTGGAAACTATGCAGAGGAAGTTAAAAAAGGGATAAAAGGTATATACGTACCTGAAAGGTAATTATCTAACTGCCCATACATTGTGTGGGTAGATAGATACTTATAAAATATAAGATATCAGAAAAGGGGTAAGTAATGGATAGAGAATATTTAGAAATAGATAAATTAAAAGATGAATTGTTATATCTTGAAAAAGAATATCAAGCATCTTTTAAGGTCGATATTTATAAATCGGTTATAGTTGGAGAAATTGGCTATCACGATTACGAATATATCTTTTTTAATAGTGCAAAAATAAAGGAAGTTAAAAACTTTGTTAATGAATTTGAAAAGATTATTAGCAATAAAAATTTAATAGCACTATTAGAAAAAAGCTATCTAGATGTAAGAGTATTAGCAATTACACCAGAGAGGAAGAGCTGGTATAAGCCAGAATATGCTTATGAAGAGATTGCTTATATGACTTATTGCTTTTATAAAGAAGTAAATGGTTTCGATTTTTTCTATTATGATGAATCAACTTACACAATGAGCAACGAAAGGTAAATAATGAAAAGATACGATTACAAATTTACTACTAATAAAGGTAGTGAATTAGTTACAGTTAAAGGCAAAGGCATTAAACAAGCTATAAAAGAATTTAATGCTCCATTTTTAACAGTAGAATATATCAATAAGAATAATAAATTGATTAATAAAAAGGGGTAAATATTAAAGCTACTAATAATTGAAAATTAAGCTCCACTTAATGAGTAGATTGTAGGTAGCTTGAAGATAACGGCAGAATAGTCTTAGTTTAAGTACGGACAACGCCTAAAAAGATGTAGAGATACATCATACTTGCAAGTTGAAGCCACAAAACAGGCAGGCGTGGAGTAAGTAAGCTAGTTATCTTCAAGCTATCTGTAGATAGCAAGACTAGACGAAGTCTATAACTCATATCGTCTGCTTGACAGAAGTGTGTCATACCTAGACAGGTATCAAAAGGTCTAGCTATCTATAATTGAAGTACTGCATTAGAAATAATGTAAATTGTAGATAGCTTGTAGCACATAGGACGCAGAAGTACGTACGCTAACTAAGAGAGACTGAGACTGTGTGTTACAAGCTATCTATGAAAAGTACCGACATTGTTGAACGTACTAACAGTACCGACATTGTTGAACGTACTGAAAGTAGGTAGCTTGTAGCACATAAGGTTTGAGAGGTAAAAATTGTGAGGATATGTAACCAGTTAATCATAGACTGGCTCCTTTGTACCAATATCAATTTTCCTTGTGTGTTACAAGCTATCTATAAGTAAGAGCTAGTTAAAAAACAATGCCCTGTTTCACCTAGCGACTGAAAGTAGGTAGCTTGTAGGATATAGCAGGAGCTATGTGTACACGAGAAAGATAGATAAACGAGAGTCTGCTATCACTGTTGTATCTTACAAGCTATCTATAAAGATTAATATATTAGAAAGACCCCCTTTCTAGTACGAAGAACGCCCCCATTAATTTGGGGGCGTTTTTTTTATGCCCTAGCTTGTGAAATTTTTCACAAAGAAATCTAAAGTTTTGTTTAGATAATAATTAGATGAGGTTATTGACAAATTATATTAACAATGTTATTCTTGTATGTAATATGAGATTAACAAAAGAAAGAAAGGAATATGTAGATAGCTTGTAGCACAGACACAAGTCGCCAATGATGACAACAGTAGCATCCTAGAATAGCGTAAGTGTAAGGTAGGATGTTGGAAACGCCTTACAATGTATATGTTGTGTGTGTTACAAGCTATCTATAAGAAAGGAAAGGAATAATGGCATACGAATACAAAGTTGAGGTTCGTTTTATGGGAGAGAACTATGAGGACGCAGAGAATTTTGTTCACTCTATGAGTGGTAGTGACTGGATAGAACATTTAGAAACTACATCAGGATTAGATGTAGAAGAAACAAGAGAGGAATAATGCCTAAATATTATGTAAGAATAGAGAGAGAAGTTTCTCTTGAAGTTGAAGCAGAAGATTATGAACAAGCAGAGGAAGAAGCTATGGCTAAGTTTATAGCAAATCCTAATGAAGAACTTTTATTAAACAAAGTTGTAGAAGCTACGGAGGAGGAATAATGCCACATATAGAAGACATAATGATAGAAGAGTTGGAGGGAGTGTTTAGATATGATGAACATACTGAAGATGAACTATTACAAAAGTATGATGACTTATATGAAAGAGTAAACAGAATATTAAGGAGGAAGAAGAATAATGGCTAATAATCCAGTTATATGGGATATTCTTTTAGTTGATGATGATGATAAGTGGTACACCATACAGAATGTTGAACTATTAAATGACATAATTGATGTTAATGATTTGATATTAATAGATAAACCAAAGGAGGAGGAGGAATAATGCACTGGATAGCAATAGTATTATGGACTTGTTTAATTATGTCAATAGTTAATCGTGTTCAGAGAATAGGGAAGTAATGATAACACATTGGAAAGATGAACAGGGAAGTAATTGGTACAAGTTTATAGCTAAAGATATAGATATGCTACTACCTGCTATGGAAGATGTAAAGTTTGAAGAGATTGTAGATGAAGAAGAGAGGAGGAGGAATAATGGAAGAGCCTAGCAGAGAAGTTAAAGGAACATTCACTATTACAGGGGAGCTTGTAGTCAATGCCTTCTTAGATGAGTGGGATACAGGAAGAATTGACACTGAAGAAAAGTCAGACAAGCTAGACAGAATGTTAATTGAACAACATATTGATAGAACATTGAAGAAGAAAGGTATAAAGGCATACGAGGTAGCGATAGCTACTAAGAGCAAGCCTTTATTTGAGGAGGAGGAATAATGGCTAAATTTAATATCTATGAAATCAGCGAAGAAGATATTTGTTGCACAATAGATGTAGATTTCGCACCATATAAGTTACCAATAGATTGTGATTGTTAGGAGAGGAATAATGGAAAGGATTAAATGGTTTATTTGGAAAAGAAAAGCAGAGTTAAGAATACTTTTTCTTAATAGGAGAAGAACAGAAAGAGAGGAATAATGGAGAATATAAAGATAGAGAAGATTGTACTTTATACAGCAGTCAATACTAATCACTGGGATTCAGCTTTAGATTGTGTAATAGATGAACTAAAGGGAACTGATGTTAATGTTATTGACTGGGAAAACGGAGAAGAGTACAGGATAGAACGAGATATATAAGAATAAGTCTTAAAATAAGGTTTACAATATATGACAATGACGTTATACTTAATATGTAAAGGAGACTTTTATGAGTAGTATACTCGTTGATAGTCAAGTAGAACAATACAGAGTAGATTATTACGGACAAGTTAAATTCTTTAAGAAAAAAGATTTAGTTGAACATTATATTAATCAGCACAACTTACGTATAGTTGATGAGAATATTATAGGGAATATATCACACTTACTTGTTGCTAAAGCACTTTATTAAATAAAAATAATATAAGGAAAGGAATAAAATATGGATGCAAATGATATTGAATTACAGAAATTACTAGAGGAAGCAAGAGAAAGCACAGAGGAACACACCAACAAAAGAGAGTTGGAAGAAGCACTCAAATACTTATCTGAAAGTATATCTCAATTAAACAATATAAAAAGTCTTGAAAGACAATGGCTAGATAACAGGAATACTGCAATAGAAAAGCTATATAAAGAACTCCATATCCCTATGATAAAGATAGGCGAGGTCGCAGGAATGACAAGACAAATGGTTTTTCATATCTGCAATTCAAAAGAAAAGCGAGACTAATGTCTCGCTTAACTTTAGAAAGGAACAAATAATATGAATAAATATTTGAACTATATTTATTATACCAAAAAAAATGTCATAGGGGGAATATATAATATTAAAGAAAGGAATAAAAATGGATAAAGAAACACATAAGAAGTTAATTAAAGACTTCCCAAAGAGTGTAGTAAAACCTGCACCTAAAGGAAAGTTTGGAGATTATGTACCACACCACATATACACACAACGATTAGTAGATGTTGTAGGTGGTAAATATAATTTTTTTATTAAAGAAACAATAAGAGATAAAGACAACGCAGTTGTAGGTGCAATATGCAGATTAGAGATAGAAGGACTTGGCGTTGTAGAAGAAATTGGTGATGTAGATACACACGCAATATCAAGAAACATTACTGAAAGCGAAGTATTAAAACTAGCTGTTAGTGATGGTATTAAAAGATGTTGTATGCGATTTGGTATAGGTTTAGAACTATGGACTGGAGGTACTACGGAGGAGGAACACTATGCAGGAGATAATCCAAAGCCTCCTAAACCAACTAAACCACAAGGAGAAACCAACAAGAATCTTGATGCTTCTTCCAAAGAAACCAACGAGAGTCTTGATGCCTCTCCTAAAAAAAAACAGGTAACACAGGAGAATGGGAAATCCCATTCTGAAATTTCAGAGGTTGAACTAAAGAAACTTGTCTTTGAAATGTGCGACAAAGATAAGAAGTTTGCTGAAGCCTGTTGGAAAAACTCTCATAGTAGAACTAAGTTAAAAGACAAAACCCTTACTGATAATGTAGGAGAGTGGGAGAAATATACAGTAGAGATGTTCTTAGAATTTGCTGACAATTATGTTAAGAAATTTAAGAAAGACTTTGAGATTAGAGCAGGTAATTCTGATAGTATAAATGAAGTATTAGAAACATTTGATGTAAAAATTGTAGAAGAAAAGGAGAACGAAGTGGCAGATATACCAGAAGGAAAATGGATGGATGACCCAATTAGCGAAGGACAAATAGGTTTTATTGAAAGCCTTATAACCAAAGCTATTGATTCAGGACAAGATGAGCTTGGAGCAGAAGCAAAAAGCTATCTAAATTCAGGGGAAGCAACGAAAGGGAACGCAAGTGAATGGATTGAGAAGTTACAAAAGGCTACAGAGTAACAACCACTTTCTTGTATCCTGTATTGATTGCTTCAATATTTATTGGAATAGAGTTGAGGGCTATAAGGGTTATTGCCCTCAATGTATAATAAAAATGGACGAAGAATGAAGCAGGAAGAAATAATATCTTTATTAAATTATGAATATCCTCAAATGGATACTCTATTACCAACTACTAATCAATTTGCACACCACGATTGCGAAAATGACTTATACATAATAGAGATTAAGTCAAGAGATACTCATTATGACCCTTGGATAATAGAAAAAATGAAATATGATGCGAATATAAAGGAAGCAGAGAGTAAAGGTAAGGACTTTATATACATTACAGAGCATAGGTTGTCTATTATTGCTTGGAATGTAACAGACTTAACTAAATCAGGTTATAATTTTATGTGGGAGGTAAGACAGATGCCAGAAACAACAGAGTTTGAAAATAAAGAAGTGATACATAAAGAAGTAGGGTATCTTTATGAAAGTTTTGGACAAAGAGTTAAATAAAAGGAGGATAGATGAGTGATATATCAGTAAGTGATGCAACCCTAGGTGTTTTATTAGCAGAGCTTGAGAAAAGAGGAGCTTTCAAAACGATTATGTTTGTAGATGAACAAGGTAGGAATGAAATCAAAGCAATCATTCCACCAAAACCTTTGTTCGTTACACAAAATGCTGTACAACAAGAGGAAGAATGACACAGGCAACAGATAAACAAATAGCCGAAGTAACAGATTTAATTAATAATTGTAGCAGTTGGAAAGTAAAACTTAGTGCAACAAAATGGCTTAATCGTTATGACTTAAATACAGTTGATGTAGATAGTGTTATATGGAAACTAAGACCATTAAGGTTTCCTAAGTTTTCAAGACTTGATTTACCTAATCTAAGTTATGATGAGGACACACCTGATATGTACAATATGAAAGAGTACAACTCAAAGGATTTTTAAGTTATCCCAACCATTCTTATCAACAGTTAAAGTAAGTACACCAGGTTCATTCCACATACCTGTTCTTGCAGTAAAATCTTTACTCGCATCAATACTAGGACATTGAATCCAGGTTCTTTTACCTTGTTGCAGTAATCTTGGGTGATGATAATGCCCTGTCAAAAGAATTTCAGCAGCACCACTAGGCAACCAACCAAACATCTGTCCTTGCCACCACTTCATTATCTTACCTTCTGGACCTGCACCACCTGTGGTCATATGTCCGTGGGTTATAGCTACAGCTTTACCCTTAATATCAAGTAAGTGATGATAGTCAGTAGGAAGTATGACATTAACTTTCTTATATCTAGGGTTCTGTGCCATTATCTCTTTGACTATTTCAAAGTGCATCATATCAGAGTTGTCTAATCTATCAGATAATACCTGTCCTTTGCCACTTCTAGTCATCTCTCCGTGATTACCACCTATACCACACACAGTTATCTTGTCTGCAAGTGGTAGAAATGTATCAACTGTCTGCATAATTAACTGCCTTGCTAGTTTATATTGCTGTGATAGGGTCAATTCTATGTTAAATGGCATAGATGAATAGAAAGATTGGTCGCAATTCTCTGTTAAATCACCTAATCCTAGTAAAAACACCTCATCTATGGCTGTTCCTCCCTTACGCAGTGCCTTAATCTGGTTAACCCCCTCTATAAGGGCTTCCTCGTAGCGTTTAAGGGTATTTTCCACCCCATAATCAGCTTTACCTAACTGCCAGTCAGCCATTGTCCATATAAAGGCAGTATCACCACCATATTTTTTGTTCTTTAGCTTAGGTTTCTTAAGATATATCTTGCATAGCTCATCAAAGTACTCATCTAATGCAGGGTTCTTTCTTTTAACTACACCCTTAAATGCAAAAAAGGTGGTTGCTTCACCACCTTTTAACTGTGCGTTCCAAGAACTAGCACGAACTGTACCTTCTATCTTATAATATTTGGGGTCAAATCCCCAATCTTCTAGGATTGAGTCGTATTTATTCTTGTAGTCAGGGTCAGTACCAACATACGTTATCTCACCTGTACCAGATTGTTCATCAAACTCTATTGATGGTTGCCAACCTGACTTGTAATAGTTATTCCCTAAGTCTTTTGTTTCTTCTGTCATTTGCAGCCTTTCTGTTTAATAACAGTATAGCTGTTTTATATGACAGATTTACTACTTAGATATTTGTTTTTTAGCGTATGCTTTTACTACTGCAAGAGCGGCTGCTCCTCCAGAAAGTAGTGCCAGTTGAACTACTTCTGCATCAACACCAACTAATGGTGCGATAGTCAAGGAAGCAATAAATGCCTCCAAGAAAGTCCATATGACACGCTCTAACATATCCTTGAGTTCTTCACTCATTTTATACTCCCACGCATCATTCCAAGGTGTCCATTTAATATCGTTCTTAAATGTACCATCAGAATTTCTGCTTCTTTTATACTTTTCAAACATTACTTAAACTTTGAGTAAGAACCCCAACCTCTGTCAATTCTCTTACTCGTATCAATTTTACTAGGTTTTTTTATTTCGCCATCAAAATCTACATATGTTACTGATGCTCCCCCAGTTTTTATAGCTGAAACCACATAAGGATATACCATTTTATAAGCATTAACAGATGAACCTATAAACCCATCTCTTTTCACAAGGTTACTCTCTTGTGAATTTCCTAAAATTAGACAACCAGATGTGTCAGAATCCAGATTCCCCACGTGCCATAAGATATATTCAAATCCTGGTACATCTTTAACCCAAATCATACCTTCGTGGAAGCTGTACTTCTTCTTATATCTGCTATGAAACCCACCTTCAGTACGAAGTTCTAACTTATATGTACCTGCTGGTATCCTTGTTTCGTGCATCACTTTAGTATCTCTATGCTCATCTTCTAATGTATAGCAAAGGAACTTTCTCTTACCATTGGATACATCAAACAATATTCCTGATGTACTATCTTCTTGACTACTTATTCTTAATACTTCTAAATTCATTACTCCTCAATTATATACTTTATTAATTTACCGAATATTAATCCTACCATAATAAATAAAGCTATTGATAGTATCTCCATTATTCTTCCTCTCCAATACAAGTCGGACACAAAAAACTTTTATCGTAGTCTTGCCAATAAGGTGTCAGACATCTCTCGCAGTAAGCAGTTAGGATAACTTCTGACATTATAAACCTACCAATACTAAGGTAAATGTTTTATTCACGATAAATACTTATCCATTTTACTTTTACAATGTAAGGAACAACCACAACATAAAATTTCGCAAGAGCATTTTTCCATTAGTTACTCTCCAACCAAGTGATTCTATTTTCTAATTCAGTAACTCTCCACCATTCCATTGAATCAAATTCAGTTTCCAAGATTAGAACTCTATCACGAAGCATAGTAAACTCCCATTCATCTATACCACTATCATTTTCTGTTTCTGCATACTGGTTAGCTTCTAAGTATGTAACTCGTTCTGATAAGTATTCTAAGTCATACATCTTTTGTTGTAAGTCGCCATAGTTTTCTTCTAATAATAAAACTCTCTCGGATAAATATTCATTTTCATAGTTAGCTGATTCAAGTTGAGAAATCTTTTCATATAAGATTGCTATGTCATTTGAAACCATAGTTGATTCTTGTAGCTGATGGAACTGTTCTTCAAGATAATACATTCTCTCATCTACGGATAGAATTGAATCTACTATGTGTGTTGTTTGTTGGATACCTGCACCAACTGAACCCATAAGACCAACAGCAACAGCTATAAATGCAATATTCTCTCTTATCTTTTGTAGCATTATCTCTTACCCCCATCATAAGCTACTGCGTGTCCGACTTCTATCATCTCTTGGTTAATATTTGTTTCATCTATATAAAGTTCTCCGAGTACTCTGCCATATTTACCTGTTCCTTGTGAATGTAACTCAACTGATTCATCAGCTAGTCTATCAATAAGCCACTCTTTCGCAGCCAACCCTCGTTCTTTCTCCTTCTTATCTCTGGTTCTAGACTCAGGAGCGTTGATGCCCACAAGTCGTACACGACATTTATGCCACACATTAAAACCCAAATCCATTCTGACATCTACTGTATCTCCATCTACTACTCTAAGTACCTCAACTCCATAATAGTATTTCATTTACTCTCCTGGTTCTATCATTATACATTCTCCAGGACATTCTTCTGCTGATTCAATAACATCTTGTAATAATCCTTCAGGGATTGTGGCAATACCTTTAGCACCTTCTTTGTTGCCCTCTGAATCTGCGTAAATGTGGTCGCCATCTTTAACATAATATAAACCATCATCTAATCCAACGAAAACATCTGGAGCTATCTCCTCGCAGATACCATCTCCTGTGCAGATGTGTTGGTCTATCCATACCTTCAATTAGCTACTTGTCTTTTCTTAAACCTAATGTGATAAGCCATAGGGTTATTGAACCTAATATAGCTATCCCCACTATATCTTTAGCAGTACCAGTTAAGGTAAGCCAAGCGATGAAGAAGCCTAAAAGTGTGAATGTTTGTGCGATTGTTTCTTTTATTGCTTCTATAAACCACCTAGCAAATGCTTTAACTGCTCTTGGTATATTAACTACTATGTGATAAGGGAGAGCCAATATATTAAATATTAGATTTATAAACTTCTTTATCATCTTATCCTTCTAACAGGAATTATAGAGCTTGTTGCTATGATTTGAGATACTATGATGACAGGCACTACTACCTCTTGTGCCTTCTCTTTCTGGTCTGTTGTCATATCATTACCTATCTCTATAATTTCTCTAAGTTCTATTGGTTCTATCTCTATATCAATAATAGCACCGATTGGGTCTGATAAGAATTCTTCTGTCTGCACCTCTACTACTGCATCTGCTAAGGTATAGTCATCACTATCATCTTCTGCTGCTCTCTCTACAAACTCCTCAACTGCTTGTGCAACAGCAGGTTCTTCCTCTATAAGTTCAGCAACAATCTCTAGCTCCTCTGTTTCTACACCCAATACTTCAGCTACTACTTCTTGTTCTTCTTCTGTTAGTGTTTCTAATTCCTCTACCTTATCAACTACTTCCTGGACAGCTTCCTTTTCTTCCTCTGTAAGTTCAGCTATTTCTTCAGTAGGTGGTGGTAGTGTTGTCGTGGTAGTAGTAGTTGTCGTGGTAGTAGTAGGAGTTAACTGTTCTTTAATTTCTTCAGCATCAACCTCTTTTATTTCTATAACTTCTTCCTCAACTTGTTCTGCTAACTCCTCTAGTTCCTCAATACTTTCTTCAATCTCTTGGATAACCTCAACAAGTTCCTCTAGTTCTTCTTCCTCTAGTTCAACCTCTAACTCTAATGCAGCTTCTAACTCTGCCTTGATAGCATCTTCTTTTTCTTTCTGTATGCGTTCAGCTTCCAACCTAGCTTCTTCTTCAGCTTTAAGTCTAGCTTCTTCCTCTAGTCGTAATCTCTCTGCTTCTTTTTCAGCTTCTATTCTCTCTGATTCTATACGAGCAGCTTCGGCTTCTGCTGCTTCTCTTTCCCTGCGTTCAGAATCTAATTCCCAGTAACCAGTTTCAGCTTGGTTATTATCTCTCTCCCAATCCTGAGCATCATTATATTCTCTGACTACTCTTTCTTCATTTGTTTCTAAGACACCTGTTTCTACATAGTTATTATTTCTTTCTACATCTAAAGGACTAAGGGTGGTTGTAGTAGTAGTGGTTGTAGTAGGTGGAGTAGCATCATACTTCCAATATATTGTATCAATACCTACCCAATCAGATACAGTAACAACAAAGCTAATAATATATTTATCTGTTACGGCTTTAGTTATATCCTCATAAGATGAATTGTTTTGTGAGTTAAAGTTAGCAGTTTCATTTGTATCATCTGAATAGTTGTACTGAACAGTATAAGCATAATTAACACCTGCCATTCTGAAACCTATCTCAATTATGTCGTGGTCATCAGGTAGTGTAAAGGTATAAGAGGTAGCTTGTTGTCCACCTGCATAGTTATCTTTCAAGCTAAAGAAATATTGTCCACCTACACCACAACAGTTCTGGTCATTTCTAGTAGATACATCATCACTATCAACAGCAAGGCTACCACTAGGTACTGTTAAGTCAGTAACTAATGCACCATTCTCCCCATCAAATGTTTCTGTTTCTGTCGTAGTATCTGCGTATACTGGTGTAGGAAAGATTAAAAGCCCAACAATAAGAAATCTGGCAAGTGTATTGAATTTATATAGCACTTGCTCACCTACAACTTGCAGCTATCTCCACAATCATCATCTCCAAAGTCTTTGGATTGGTCCTCAAATGCTACACTTGGTAAGTTCTCTAGCACACCTTCAGGCAGTATGAATATATCATCATACTCTTTTGTGTTCTTGATGAAACTCATCTGCCACCACAGTTGCAACCACCACAGCAATCCATTATCCACCTACCTTAAATAGTATTTCTCTAATAACTTCTTCTATGATTATTAAGTTCTGATTAAAACCACCAATACTATCTTGATAGGCAGCAACTTGTGCTTTAAGTGTTGCTACTTCTTGTTGCATATCATTAACAGTTTTGAATAACCAACCAACTAAGGCAGCTAAACCACCTTGAAGTATTTGTCCGAGATTAACTTGAGCTTTCATATAATCTATTATAAATTACATTAAAGTATTTAATAGTGCTGCTGAAGAACTGATTGCTACGAACCAGCCGATAATCTCCTGTCTTGAAGGTGTCTTATTAATTTTCTCGTGAAGGAAGTCAATCCTGTCGTGAAGATTCTCAACATCTTGTTTAATAAGGTAGAGGATTTCCTTATTTGTAAACCCATTCGCCACAGGATAATCTCTTTTAAGGTCATTCTGGGTCATTAGTAGATAACCAATCCCATTCCATATCCTTTATTACTTTGTTATCGGATATAGTTTTTAATTTATTAACGAACCTATACCAGTAATACCCTATTAGAAATCCTATAAAGTAATCCATAATTAAGGCTTAGGATACTTGTCCTTGGTTGCTTTGACAGTAGCTTTCCAACCATCTAATCCATTATGGTAGAGGTCATCAAGCTGGTCTTCTGTACTTGGATACTCTTTTCTTCTATTCTCTTGTACTTCTATTAATGCAATCCTATCAGCTATATCACTATCGCTTGGCTCTGTTGCATTACCATCAAAATACACAACAGATAAATCTGGCTTCACTTGGAATTGTGTTGCACCTAATTGGCTCATCGCTCTTGCTTTTATATCTACTGAATCCATACTATCCTGCTATCTCTATTAAATGAATACTTGATGTACTTTCCCCTGAAGCTGCCTGTTGGTTTGCTCTAACACTACCAGAGTTATCAGTAGTGCTACCCTTCATTTGTGTTTTATAAGTTGTTGCTGAAGTTGTACTAGGACTATCTACATAAGCTATACTTGTTTGCTCTGGACCTTGCCTACCTGCATCTGGGGCTAGAGCATACCATTCCCCTACTTCAGTTGTAGCTCTCATTATATTAATATATCCAACCATCTCTCCACCACCATCTCTAGTTACTTGCATAGTTTGTGAAACCAAAACCATAATTTTACTTGAAGTAGAAGTCGGAGTAATACTTGCTGATAAACCTGTATCTGAATATGATGTAGTTGCAGTTGCACCTGTATCAGTAGTAGTTGTTCCTGTAACAATTTGTAATATAGGCTTACTCATTACAGAACCTGCTGAAACATCTTTGATTTTTAATCCATCAATGGTTACTCCACCACCAGAACTATTTTCGTTAATTGTATCTACTTTTAATATTGAACTCATTTTGGACTATCTTCCTTTACTTTTTTAATTGCTGTATAGAAATCTCCTGTTTTGTCTAATTTACCTTGGTCAATATCGTGCCATAGTTTATCAAGTTGTTCTGTCAAATCTGGATATACCTCAACTTCTTTATCTCCTTTTCCGTGTACTCTATAAATTTTATAGCCATTAGTAGCCATATCTTGTTCGTGGTCGTATGCGTTCTTAGCCCATACATCTATTGCTGCATCATATTCCTCATCAGTAAACTCTGTTCCGTCAGTATGTCTTACAGGTTTAGGATTGTCTGCCTTCATCTGGGTTTTCCATTGAGCTAAAGTTGCCATTATGTTACACACCCATATATTTGCCAATCCCCAGAAGTAAATGTTCCTGAAGCTGGGGCTACTTCACAACCTGTAACCACTGTTGAAGAATCAAATTGTATAAAACCTGACTTAATTTCACAATCAAAGTTATCTCTATTTCCCCAACAATCATACTTTACAAATTTAGATAATGCACTTCTTGGGTTTAGTAATTCAAGAGTAACAGTTTGGTTTTCTCTAGTTGCGTTTCCTACTGTATTAAGACTAACTTGTGCGTAATCGCTTACAGTATTATTAGAAGATGTACCACTACCACTTGCATTAGCTTTTGTATAATAATGTCCTTCATTGTATGACCCTGTCATATATGTAGAAGCACCAGACATTAGCTTAAACCTATAACTTGTTCCATCTGAACTAGGAACTAGAGATGAAAGTTTAATTATATATCTATCATAAGAAGCAGAAGTAAAATCTCCTTGTGTAAATGAGCTACTAGAAAAACTACCTGCACTTATAAGAACTGTACCTAGTGTTCCTGTTACATTAGGAATGGTCATAGTCTTATCTGAACCAAGAGAACTCGGTACAGTTAATCCTACTGTGTTACTTCCATCTGATATTTTTACTATTCCTGGCATAATCTATCCTTTAGGGTACTTGTCTTTCACTACTTGTCTTGCTGCTTGTAAATCTGTAAGAGTATCGCCACCATCTAGTAATGCGTGTATGCAATCTAATAAACCTGGGTATTCTGATTGTCTATTTCTTTCCCACTCTTTACCATCATAATCTGATTGTAATTCATCTAGTTTAGTTTGTATCGCTGATTTACTTGGCTGTGTTACATCATCAGATAGCCATACTATTTGGTCCAAATCTTCTTCAGTTACAGAGAATTTAGCTGTTGGCTCTAATGCCAATATTGCTGTTGCTACATTTACCATTATCCTGCTATCTCCATTAATATAACATTTGATGAACCTCTAATTTTATTATCATCATTTAAGTTGTAAGCTCTATTTAGGTAACAAGTTTTACTTGAACTCCTCATAGGAGAAAATTGAATTTTATATGTTGTTGCACTTGTTGTACTAGGACTATCTAAATATACCAATGGGAGAGTAATTACACTATGAGAAGTATTAGCATCATCATCAAAAGGAAAACCAGTAAAACATTCAACACCTGTTCCTGTTACTGTTGAAGAACCTATCTCTGTTGAATCCCTGAACATTTTGAAAGCTACATAAGAATTATCTTCTCCACTAAAAGTGGGATAGAACATACATAAAATATCTGATGAAGTAGAAGTCGGAGTTATATCAGCAGTAAGTCCTGTATCTCCAAATGTATCCCCTGTTAAACTTGTTTGAGTAACATAAAATTGATTGACTATTTGTAGTACTGGCTTACTCATAGTAGAACCAGAAGATACATCTTTAATTTTTAATCCATCAATGGTTACACCATTAGCAGCAGAATATTCGTTTATTGTATTGACTTCTAATGTACTCATAGCACTACCATTGTACCAGCATTTGTAACTGTTCCTGTTATTGTTATAGGTCCAGCTAATACTGCACCTACACCTGAAGCAACTGTATAAGTAGCTGCCTGTGTTTGATTATGTTGGAAAATTCCACCTGCTGTTGTTAATGCAATACCTGCGTTATTCCAGTTAGCCATATCTGTATCATCTAACTCGTAATGTATTCCACTAGCAACACCATCTGTAAGTGTAAAGTCTGAATCTCCATCTATAAGTGCAGTTGCAGAGCCACCTATTGCAGTACCATTAACACTAAATTCTAATCCTGAAGCTAAGTCAATACCACCATCATCAATAGTAGCAATCGCTGTTTCATCAACACTAAATACCATCTTTCCGTGATTGGCTGTTGCTGAAGCAGTTGCTGTTGTGAAGTTAATTTGTTCAGCAGTTTTGTTTGAACCACCATTTAATACTTCTATTGTTAATGATTCAGCAGCACTTGTTCCCATCTTGACAGAAACATCTGCATTGTTTGCATCTTCATAAATTGTTAAATCGCCACCAGTTAAAGCTGTTATTGCTTGTGAAGCATCTACTCCTATAACAGAGCTAGAAGCAGTAAGTCCTGTTCCTGCAAATAAAGTTGCTATATCTCCGATGGCTTCTTTAGCAGCAGTACCTGAAGCACCACCATCTAAGAACATTACATAATCTCCATCAACAATAGCTGCTTCTGATGCTTCAGATAAATCTACATTAAATGTAGTAGTAGATAAATCTAATAATGTTCCAGCAGTATAAGTAGTATTAGTATCGGTAGCTGCGATAGTAATACCACCATCTGCATTGGTTATTGTTACATTTGAACCTGCTGTTAGTGTTGCAACTGCTGGACCAGAAGTACCACCAATAAGTAACTCTCCATTTGCGTCCATTACAGCAGCAGCTAAAGTGTCTGTTCCTGAATCTTGTGTAATTATTACAGCTTTGTCATCAAAAGCAGTAGCACCAGTACCACCTTGTGCAACAGCTAATCCTGCAACATTAAGTGTTACTGTTCCACTTGTTCCACCACCAGATAAACCTGTACCTGCTGTTACTCCTGTAATATCTCCTGTTGTTGGAGTTGTCCATTCTACAACACCACCAGATGATACAGTTAATACATCTCCAGAAGAACCTATACCTAATTTAGCGAGAGTATTACTACCAGAAGCATACACAACATCTCCTGTTGTATAGCTTGTAAGCCCTGTACCACCATCTGTTTCATCAAGTGTACCTGTTATTGAACTAGCACCTAAATCTACTGCTAATTCGGTAGATTCTATTACAAGACCACCATTAGATTTTAAGTCAGTTGAAAATTCTGTACCAGATAAGTCAAGACCATCTCCTGCTGTGTAAGTTGTATTAGTATCGGTAGAGGCGATAGTAATAGAACCTGCACCATTTGTAATAGTTACATTTGAACCTTCTGTTAATGTTCCTACTGTTGGGTCTCCTGTTCCATCTCCAATAAGAAGTTGTCCATTAGTTAATACTGCTGTTGCTGTTACTGCACTTGTACCAGAACCTAGTAATACACCGCCATCTGTAAGAGTAGTAGCACCTGTACCACCATTAGCAACAGGTAGTGTTCCTGTAACTTCTGCTGTTAAGTCCACTCCACCAGCTTTAATGGTTACTGCACCAGAGGAAACTGCAAAGTTATCTGATGAGAAACTTGCTACACCTTTGTTAGAAGTTGTTGCATCTTCTCCTGCAATAGTTACTGTTGTTGATGTGGCAGAGGTATCAATACCTTCCCCACCAGATATTGTTAATGTATCAGAATCTAAATCAATATCTATTGAACCTGAATCTGTTGTAATATCTAAATCTTGTGCTGTTACTTGTGCATCTACATAAGCCTTAACTGATTGCTGGGTTACACCTTTAGTAGCAGAATCTGTGGACATATCATCTTCATCTAAGAATAAGGAAGTATTAACTGCTGTACCAGCTTCATTGATTATGGTATCTACTCTATCGTTTAAGTCCTCTATGTGTTGTTGTACTGGCGACATTCGTACAGTTGAACCAGATGCGTGTGATAAACCTGAAGCAGCAGCAGAACCTGCAAGGTATCTCTTACCAATAGCACTACAAGTTAATGTTTTAGTTCCAGTATTGATTGATGTAATTTCTACAACTTCTCTATTTGTTGAGCTATCTGGGTTTATAACTAGATAAAATGGTACAGCCAAAGTAACGGAAGTAGGTGCAGTTACAGAATTAACTGTAAATGTTAAATCTGATGCACCAGCAGTTGCTGTTAGCGTTGATTCATACGCATTAAAAAGTTTTGTTTCTTGTGCTGCCATTCTATCCTAATCTACCTACTCCTAGAAGTGCTATTCCTAACCCTTCTCCAGCAGTAGATACTTGTACTACCTTACTTCCTCTAAATCTTACTAGACAATAAACTGTTACAGAACCTCTTGGAGATATTTCTTCAATCGGACTACTAACATTTTCTATTATACCTCTTAATAATGTATCTGGTCTGTATATCTCTAATTGGACATTCTTTCCTTCTTTGTTTCTAAGTGCCTGATATACAAGTTCTCCCTGACCATTAACTCTAATTCTTTTTCTGTATGGTCTTTCAATATGGTCTGATATATTTACTGGTATATCTACAACCAAGTCATTAACTAACTGGAAACCTCTAATAGCAAAAGATAATAGACCAGGGGATTGTGATTGGTCATCAGTTGATATATCAATCTTTCCTGCAATCCATCTACCATCTACTAAACTCATTACTTCTTCTTCCCCACCTGTACCAGAGTTTATTGTTACTTGTTCCTGCCAAGTAGTAGCTGAACTATTGTTTATATCTGTTGCAATCGTTGAAGTAGATAGCTTAACTGTACCTGAATTAACATCATTAGTGTTAAGTTTTGCACCAACCCATTGTTTCTTTTCAGAAGTAAAGAAGTCAGCAAGTGCAGTAATGATATACCCAGAAGTTACATAGTTTGCAGTTTCTCTGTATATACCGCCACCACTTACAGTTGCGAATAATCTATCCGAATATACTGCAATTCCTTTTACAACACCACTTTCTCCGAACTCTAAATCTCTAGCTATGCCACCTGTTGGTAAGTAATATCTCCAAAAGTTTGTTTTAGAAGCTGAATCAACTATTCCTGTGTAAATACTATCTCTTGTTGAAACAATCTTATAAGGTGCTTGGTCTAAAGTAGTTGAACCATCTCCCCATTGTTTAATTAACTGTGCATTAACTAATACATATAAGTTATTAGAGTTTGTAATCTCTGACCTATATAACCTACCTATCTTTCCACTTGCAGTTGATTCATAAGTTCCATAAAAGATTAATCCCTGTGCTGCATCTATTGCATTGGGTACTTCTCCTTCTACAAATGTCTGTCCTTTCAGAGCAAGGGTGGAACTCTCATCAGCAAAAGAATAAATGTACCCATCTGTTGCAGTTGCTAATGCTACTGCTCCAGCATCACACATATCTGTCCAAGTTCTACCTGTCGGTAGTGTTTTAATAGCTGAATCAGTACCACCTGAAACATCATATAAAACACCAGATGTGTCTGATGCTACTATTCTCCCTTTAATACTCCATATCTTGTCATAGGTCTGGTCTGTGTTATAGTTTGTATAACTCCCAGAACTAGCTCTATACACAATGTTTCCATTAGCTACCAAATATAATCTAGTACCAAGAACAGCCATACCTGTAATGTCATTACCTGAACTTGGTGTACCATCTGTACTTACATCTCCTGTAAGTGGAGTTGTTATCTTTTTAAGAACAGCACCATCTGCATAAAATACTGTTCCATCTAACTCTTGCATATGACCATTAGTACCTAAAGTAGTACCACTAGTAGGTTCTTCAGTTGATTTAAGCAGACTAACTTTGTATTCCTGTCCTACTTGTTTTCCACTAAATACATCAATACCACTACTATCCCAAAACCTAGAGAAATCCATTTCACTTGCATTTCTTTTATGTGCTTTATCTAATCCTGAACCACCAGAAAAATCTGTTCTGGAGTAAATCTGACCAAACTCCTGTTGGAAATCCTCTGGAGTTTCTGAAGTTTGTATAGCTTGTGCCTGAAGTGGAGCAGTATTTATATTCATCTGCCTTCCAGGACCAACAGCAAATCTTAAAAATAAATCATCAAGATTAGCTTCAAAGCCTTGTGCTTGTGGTTCAGATGTATTGGCTGGGGAAGGTAGTACAGCCATTATGCACTATAATTTATATTTCCTATGGCTACTGCTTGTGGATATAGAGAACGAAGTTCCCCTCTTGCTTCATCAATTAACAAAGACCTAAGTCTTAGTAAAGCATTTCTCAATCTCTCGCCTGAACCAATAGGATAGTTTTCTGCTGATAGTTTCTCGGTAATAAATTCCTGTGTTGAAGCATCTACATCTGTTGCACCCATTATGTCAGCTACTGCACCAACCATAATTATCTGGTGGTATGAATCCTCTAGTAAACAAGTAGTTGATAAGTCATCTGTTTCAGCAGTAGGTCTTGCAAACTTTCTTTTGACAACTAAATAAACAGTTTTATTTGAAGCTGTATTGAAAAACTGAACAGCAGTATTTGTACTTGAAGGTGGGAAGTTAGTTAATAACTCTATCCCTGCACTTGTGTACTGGTCTCCTGCTGCATTTTGTACCCAAGAATTAACTACATCAACTGTGGTTGCTGGAACTTCTGCGTAAGTTGAATTAGAAGTTACATTAGTTGTAGTTATATTATATAAACTTGGATATAGTCTTGCTATATTATCTGCAACTGCATCAAATACAGACTTTCTTGGGAATGTTGGATTGAGATAAAGATTTGCTTCGTCTGAATGTGTTGCTGCTGTTGTACCTGCATATCCTCTTGCAACAGTTAATGTTCTAGTAGATGTGTTAGCTGCTGTAACTAACATTAACTCTTGGTCAATCTCTATTAATGCACCATTACCTAAAAGGTTCTCTTCCTCTGAAGAAAATAAACCACTTTCATATACAACTGTTGTTCCTGTTGTATCTGATAATGCTCCATCTAACCTAGAAAACGCAGATAAATCATCTGGTTTATTCAAAAAATCTCTATAAATTCTATCTACAAGTGTGCTTACTGCTGCCATATATATTCCATATTACTAGGGAGAGAAAAATTCTCTCCCTAATAAATATACTATCTTACTTCTTATTAGGAAGTGGATAGAGATGTAATTTTGCCGTGGAATGTTTCTGGACCATATTCTAATCCAATTTCTCCATAGACTTGATACTTGTAAGCTGCTCCTGATTGAGCTAGTGGCTC